TAATTATGGTGGGTATAGCGCAGTTGGTTAGCGCGCCAGATTGTGGCTCTGGAGGCCAAGGGTTCGAATCCCTTTATCCACCCTGCCAGCAAGGCGAAACATTGGGCTATCGCCAAGCGGTAAGGCACAGCACTTTGACTGCTGCATTCGCTGGTTCGAATCCAGCTAGCCCAGTTGGATGCAAAAGTATACGGAGCATTAGCTCAGTCGGTAGAGCACTTGACTTTTAATCAAGTTGTCCGGGGTTCGAATCCCCGATGCTTCATCAAATGAGAACGGCTGAAAACCTTGATTTTACTAGGTTTTCAGCCGTTTTTGCGTAGGAAAAATGAAATTGTAAAAAATGGTCGTATGACAAAGTAGAACAAAGTAATACAAAGTAAATGTGTCATTTCCGTGTCACATATACAGCGCTGCTTCTACGGCCCCTGCGGTGTCCTCACGCTCCAACATAATGTGATTGTACACGCGCAGCACCATGGCCTCGCTGTCGCCCAGGAGCGTCGCAATATTCTTGATCGACACGCGCGGGATCTGGTAGCACATCGCCGTACAGTAGTTGTGCCGGAAGATGTGCGCTGTGAGTCCGGATATGGGCTGTTCCGCGACTTCGTTCATGGCCTTGATGATTCTGTCCCATTTACGACGATACGAGGATTTAGATACCAATTTGCCGCCACGCATGGAAAAGAGCTGGGTTCCCCTCATACAGAAACGAACGTAGGACTCGAGAGAAGAGAAGAGCTGCGGAGGGATCGGAACCTGCCGGTATCCGTTATGAGACTTTGGGCATTTGATACTCGGATGACCGGCATCGTCAAACTCGATTGATTTATTGACATTGATTGTTTTCTCTACAAAATCAATATCAAATCGAGTAAGAGCGAGCACTTCTCCACAACGCAATCCGGTGGCATACAAGATATCCACAAAAATCCGATCAGATGGGGATAACTCTGCTTTTATCATGGCATTTTTTTCGTTTTCGGTCAGCGGACGCTTCTCATCCGCCTTGTAGTCGATCGGCTTCATAGCGTCCTTAAGATCCTCGTACAGATTCGCAGCGTAGAGACGGTCATGCACTGCGGTTCGCATGATCTGAGAAAAGCAGAGGAGTAGCTGTTGCTGAGTGCGCTTCTTGCCTGCAGCATCGTTGAGGAGCATCTGATAGTGGATCGGGAGGACGTCACAGAGCCGAACGCCGGCCATCTGCCCCATGTGCTTGTCGATAATATTGAGATACATTCGTTTCGTGTTGTTGGATGCTTCGGCCTTATAAACAGTAAGCCATTTGTGAGCGTAGTCCAGAAACAGGATGTGTTTATCGCGGACGGCCTCCATATTTTTGATTTTGTTGTTGTACTGAGCAACCTTTTCTTCCAGATCTTTGCTGCTCTTCTTTGATCGGATCGTGATATAGTGTTTCTGGGTCCCCTGATAGGTGCCGTCCCATACGCGGGCCTGGAAATATCCGTTTTTTTGACGTGTATATTTTGCTTTTGCCATGTTCTATACCTCCATTTTCTGAAAAAGGGTGCAAAAATAACAGGCATCGGGAAACGAATGTTCGTTTTGACACCTGTTCCAGAAAATGGTAATATACAGATGGAAACTGTGTCCATTATCTGGATGCAACCCCGCCTTGGTGTTGGCGCACCGGGGCGGATTTTTTATTTACTTTTTAATGACATTTCTTGCAAGGCGTGTATCCTTGCGCCTGCGCATCGGATAACGAGATCTGGTGCGGGTTGGACATATTGCTGCAGCTTGATTTGGAATGATATTTCTTTCCGGAATCAGAAACCCATACCATAGTTTCCTGCTGATCGGACGATGCCGGAGCCTGTGTAGCGGCGGGAGCAGCGGTTGGCTGTGTATCGGAAAGATAATCACTTGCCACGTAAGCCTCTGTTCCATTGTAGTCGATCTTAGACCAGCCGTTTTCGGAGCTGATAACGGTAACAGAGTCGCCAGCCGAGAACGTGCCGAGTTTTTCGGCATCCGCGCTTGCGGCGGCTCGAATGTTGAGCGATGACGTGGAGTACATTACTTTCGTTTCCACGGGCGCTTCTGTGGGAGTCGGCGTTGATGTCTCAGACACAGCAGAAACGGTGGAAGATGAAGCTGCGGAAGAGGATGAAGCCGCGGCTTCGGCTGCTTTCTTCC